TCTTTAAGGTCTGCACTCATCTTATACTCCCATGCTTCATTCCAAGGTGTCCACCCAACGTCCTTCTTGAACGTGCCGTCTTGGTTTCTTTTTCTTTTAAACTTAACAAACATTATCTATTGTATTTATAAATTTTGTTTGCTTGAGTTCCGTAAATTTTACTTGCTTTTTTAACTTTAGGTTGTTTACTTGCCCACTTAGTTATATCTACAACATCTTTGACGAGCATTGCTGTACCAACTCCAGGTATTAAACGTGACGCACCTTTAACTGCAATCTTTGCACCTCTAGTAATTAATGCTTTCTTTGCAGTAGCTGACATAGGTTTACCTGCTTGTTTAATAAACTTTTGATTTATTGGTGATGACTTACCACCATAACCTTTTAGTGGGTCTAGTTTAGGTTGATAACGAGTTTCAGGTACAGTTTTATATCCTTTACCTTCTTTAACTTTAATCATTTTACCAGTTGGTTTAAATGGTCCTTTTAATCTTTGTTTAGTTACTGGTTGTTGACTTGGGGCTACATAATCAGGAGATGGAGCATAAGGAGCCTTTGGTACGTAATTTGGGTCACCGACTTTAAAACCTTTTGCAATTGAAGTAGGCATTGGTTTACTTGCACCAGGAAGTTTGCTAAATTTAGGTCCTTTATATTTAGACCTTGCTAACTCTGCAGGTGACGCTTTGTATACTTTTAAATTTGTACGTTTAGCTAATTGTTCTTTATATATTTTTTTTGGCTTACCAGGTCTATTAACTTTGTAATCACTTTCACGAATGTTTTTATATATGTATTCATTCATAGCAGCAACTTTAGGTTTGCTAGATACCTTGTATGTTTTCTTTTTCTTAGCCATTATATAATATTTCTGCCATCTATTTTAGCACTTAACTTAAGAACATTTCCATTAATCTCTTGTAATTTTTCTTGTACGTCATCTAACTGTACAGATGTACTGTCAGATTGTTGTATACTATCTGTCAAGTTAATTTTAGAATACTCAATAGTTACAGGGTTTCCTATAAGTAATTGTTTTGCAATCTTGTCATAGAGTTTGACGTATGCTTTACCACTGCTGCCTATAAAACCATCTTCGCTTACATCAAGGTCTTGTTGTGTTTCTCCAACTATAAGACAACCTGATGTATGTTCATCTGTATTGCCTGAGTGTATAAGGATATAAGTAAAACCAGGAACATTTTGTAAGTGAAGCATACCATAGTGACTATTGCCGTAACGTTTCTTATATCTTTCATGAAACCCACCAACTGTTCTAAACTTAACGTCATACGTACCCTCAGGTATACAAGTTTCATGCATAATCTTAACCTCTTGATATTGGTCTTCAAGCGTATAACACTCAAATAAACCATCAATAAATAGTAAACCATTTGTTGCGTCTCTACCAAACTGTGTTCGTACCACCTGTAGTTTCACTATTTATCTCCGCAACAACCGCTTCCGCAGCATTCCATATTATCTCCTAATCTCTAAAACTAATGGTTAATAACCATACAACTAATGTAATTATAGTAGCAAGTCCTGTGATTTGTTGTGCAGAACCAGTAAGTGTAAGCGTAGCAATAACTAAACCAACCAAAGTCCAACTAAGGTTAAGTGTTTCTTTTATTGCTTTGACAAACCAGTTCCATAGCTTGTTAATCATAGACTTCTCCTAAATACAAAAGCCGCCATAGTAGCTATTCTAGTCAGAATAACTGGCACTACAACTTCTTGTGCTTTTTCCTTTTGGTCGTTAGTCATGTCATCTCCTATGTTACTTAGTGTTATACCTTCAAAATCTAAATCTACAAATGTTTTTATTGGATTTTCTAAAAAGTTTTCGTATTGTACTTCTGTAACTACATCAGCAAGTGTATAGTTTTCTACATCTGCATTTTTTACAGCACGCTCTACATATTCTTCTACAGCTTCAGCTACAACTTTATCTTCTTTTACAGCTTCAGCAATAATTTCAACATCATTTTCTTCAACTTGTAATACCTCTGCAACGACTGCAACTTGTTCTTCAGATAAATTTTCTACATTTTTTATAGCTTCTTCAACAACAGCTTGTACAACTTTTTGTACTTCTTCTGTTGCTTGGTCTAAATTTTGTACACCAATGTCATTAACCTGTTCAATAACTTCTATGACTTTTTCAGTAGTGACTTTTTCTATAACAATATCTTCAATAACTTTCTCTACTTCAGCAACTTCTATAGCTACTTCTTCTTCAGTAAGTTCTACAATATCTTTCTTAACATCTTCCTGTACTGGCTCAACCAAAACTTCCTCTGTAATTTTTTTAACTTCTTCATTTAGTTCCTCCTCAACTATAATTACGACAATATCTTCTTCTACAATATTTTCTTCTACAATAATTATTACTTCGTCAGGTATCTCAACGATAATTTCTTCAAAGTCAAATTCTTCTTCAAGCTCCTTAACATTAATCTTAATTTCCTCTTTAACAATATCTTCTTCTTTGATAGGTTCAATATCTTCCACTTCATCTTTAGGTTCCACTTCAAGTACCACAACATCATCATCAGGAAGCTCTGTTTCGGTATCGGGCTTTGGTTCTTCATTATCTTCAACTATATCACAATCACCACGCTCTATCTGTGCATCAGTCATATAACAACCATACTTATCTTCATTAGCTTTACGTTGATTATCTCTATCAACAGTGCCATCTTCTACTTCATAAGTTTCATATTCAGCAGTAGAACCATCTTCCATTACAACCTCTACCTTTTCAGGTTCAGGAGGTGGAGGAGGTGGTGGAGGTGGCAAAGTTGTAGTAGTAGGTGGCACATACTCTGTTGTTTCAAAGTTATTACTATCACTATCTGTACAGCTTTCACCATTTTCTATGTCACCACAGACACTAAATGTCCAGTAAAAAGTTCCTGTTTGTATGTTTGTATAATCTAATGTGTATGTTCTAGCAGTAGTATCTGTAATAACTACCCTATCCCAAATAGAATTATCATAGCTGTAGTTAATATGAAATTCGTTTACTAAAGTATTTCCATCTGTATATTCCCAGGCAAAATAAACATCTTTACCTTGATAGTTTACTGACACATTTGTTGCATCATCAGGTACAGCAGGTGGAATAGTAGTTGTTGTAGTAGTGGTAGTTGTAGTAGTAACTACATAAGGATTACAAGCATCTGTTCCTGTAGGTGCTGACCAATCTGTTTGGTTAAATTCAAATGGTGGACCTGCATAAATGTTATAAACACTTTCAGTAGTTAAAGTAGAAACACTATTATCTGTTTCATTATTACTTCTAATTGCAAAATAAAAGTTTTCTCCTGCTAAATCTGCAAAGTAATATTTTAAATCATCATTACTAAATGTATAGTATTGCCAGGTGTTTGTTTGATGACCAAAAGATGTAGTAACACAGAAGCTATTTGTTTCAGTTATACCACTAGAACCACTAAAAAATATTGTGTAATTTTCAGGTGGGCTATCTTCAAATCCATCTGAACCTAATATACCAATAGTTATAGTTCCTGCGGTATTATCTGTTGTAAGGTCTTGACCATAAGCAGGTTGTGTAGGTACATGGTCTGCCAATACAGGCATAGGTATTAATAAGAATAAAGCTAAGAGAAGTCTTAGCATTACATTACTATTGCTGCTACAACTCCACCTATTGCTACAAGTAGCGTTAATACTTTATAAAACTCTGCTTTATCTAGCTTTGCATCTAGCTTATCTTCTAGTCTGTCAAGTCTTTCAATGACCATATTGAGAAGTTCCTTTTGGGTATAGCCATTGTTGGTTGTCATTTATGGTAAGTCCTCATGAGATAACCAATCCCATTCTTTATCCCAGTCATTTGGAGTAGGTGTAGCTAATCTTTTAAGATAAGATACAATTTCTTTTAAAAAATAACCTAATAAAAACCCAATTATAAAATCCATAAGCAGGATTATATCACAAAAGTTTTAAGGTGTTTCAGGAATTGTAACTAAAGCCCAAGAAGTTGTTTCTTCATTCCAAGAATAATATTTACCTGCATTAATTTCTTCTTCAGTTAAAGTAGGTCTTTCTACAGGTGCTTCCCAACTCCAAGTATTGGTATTTAATGTCCAACTTGGATAAGGTTGTGGGGGATAAAATACATCATTAACTGTATCATATACATCTCCTTTTCCTGCATAGTTTCCTCTAAATGGAGTACCACCAAGTGTGTGTTGATTACCATAAGTATTATAAGAAGTTCTTACGCAAGTCATACCTTGTGTATTTGTGTAATGTTCTTCCCAAGATGATACATTTTCAGGTAATTCTGTTAAATCATTTTCATCTATTCCTACATATACTGCTTGAACAATGTTGTTTTCATCTAAAAATGCATAATGTGCCATTATGACCAACTCACAGTTCCACCAATACCTGCTGTTATGACTGTATATTTTTCATCTCCATCAACTACATTTAGTGATGATGTTGTTAAACCTGAAGTAGTAATATCGTATGCAATAGGATATCTTAATATTACAACACCACTACCACCAGAACCACTATCACCATTTGACCTTGCACCACCACCAGAACCAGAACCAGTATTTGCTGTTGCAGAACTTGAATTACCATTTGCATTTGCACCAGCAGTAGCACCACCAGAACCTGCACTACCACCTGAAGCACCAAAGTCTGTACCACCACCACCTCCACCACCTGCTCTAGTTACAGGAGAACTTGTGATAGATGAAGATAAACCACTTCCACCTGAACCAGCAGTAGAACCAGAACCATTACCTCCTGCTGAACCTGCACCACCTCCACCACCAGAAGGATAAGGACTATTAGGGTTGTTGTTACCACCAGCGTGACCTTGATTTGCTGTACCAGCACCTCCATAATACTGTAAATTATAATGCGTAGCACCACCACCAGAACCACCATTACCACCAGGACCAACTGGTTCTAAACCACCATAACCACCACCTATTGAAGTTATTGTTGAAAAAACACTATCATTACCTTTAATACCATTGGTAAAACCAGTTCTTCCTGCACCACCTGCACCAACAGTAACTGTATAAGAAGTAATTGGTATTAATGTAAGTAATGTTTCTGTAGAACTATTAGCACCAGAAGTTTCAGAAGCATAAGAATTACGATAACCACCAGCACCTCCTCCACCACCTCCATGTGCACCTCCAGAACCACCACCAGCAATAACTAAATATGCTATTTCTAATGGTGGTTTTCCACCTGATAAAGCAAATCTAGCTGCACCTAGTGGCATTTAAAACTCCTGTACTGCGTTTAAGTATGGTGTTCCTGCGTTTATGAATAATATAGATACAACATCTGTTTTAGATAAAGTTGCTGTCATTGTAAATCCTGAAGCACCTGCAGTTAAAGCTGTAACATCTCCACCACCATTAACTGTTACTGCATTAATTGCAACTGTATAAGCTGATGAAGCATCTTGTGTAACTATCCAAGTTATAGCACAAGTACCTGAAGCAGGAACATTTGTAAAATCTATATCTGTAATATTTTCAGTAAGTGTAGTAGTAACAACATTACCACTTAAAACATCTATTGCTAATACACCTGATGAACTAGATACTGCTTGTACTTTTTCATTGTAATTAGGTAAAAGTAACCCATCAGTATTAGAAAATTCTGCAAGTCCATCTGTATCTCCACCTGTATTTGTTGCGTGTACTGGTCTAAACTCTGCCATTTATCTTCCTTAATTAATTAAATTTATATTATCTACTGTACCATCATACTTAGTAAAACTCAATATTCCTCCCATTGTAGAAATATTATCTGTTGTACCATTATATTCTGTAAAACTTAATAAATTGTTAGCTACTGCAATATTATCTGTACTACCATTAGCTAATATAAATTTAAGCAAATCTGTTATATTTAAATCTTCATCAATTGGTAAATTACCAATAGTATCTATAAGTAATGAACCACCTTCTTTTAGCATCATTAACATTGACATTAATTAAAATCCTGTAAAGCGTTTAAATATACATCTGTGCTTGCGTCAAAAAATAAAAATCCCAGTATATCAGTACGACTTGCTGTCGCTGTCATAGTATAACCTAAACCACCAAGAGGAGTTTTTGCAGTTTGGTGACCACTACCATTTACTGTAATAGCATTAATAGCTACAGTATATGCACTAGAAGCATCTTGTGTAATTTTTAATGTGAATGTAGAAACACCACTAGCAGGTACATTTGTAAAGTCTATGTCAGTTACATTTTCTGTAAGTGTTAATGAACCTGTATTACCATTAGCTAAATCTATTGCTACTACACCAGATGATGATGACAATACAACATCAGTTTCTGCATAATCAGTAAGTTCTGCACCTACTATAGCACCTGTCATAGTTCCACCTGATAAAGATAATTTAGTATCTGTATATGCTTTAATACTTTCTGAAGAAGCTACTTTATCTGCAGCAGCAGAAGCAAATGTATCATCATCTTGTAAATCTGAAGTTTGTAATGCAGTTGCTAATTGTGCAACCCCTGTATCAATTCTGTCATTCATATCTATGTAATGTTCAGCAAGTACTGCCATACGTACAGTAGTTCCTCCTTGATGGTTAGGGTCTGTTGCATGTCTACCTTCTATATCTCTTGTAATAGTTGTAAGTGTTTCATCAGTTGATTGTGTAACTAATATAACCTCTCTATTTGCAGAGTTGTCAGGGTCTATTACTAAAAAATAATGTGTAGAACTATCTCCTGAAGATGCACTAATTTTTGTAGTTCCATTTGTTGTTGGTGCTGTAGTTAATGTAGCACTCGTAGCACCACTAGCTAATAATGCAGCTAATGTGCTTTCGTAAAAATTTACTATCTTTGTTTGTCTATCTGCCATTACGCTCCAAACCTCATTATACCATATGGTGCAATACCTGTTACGTGTATAGAAGTTACATCATCAAGTATAGTTTGTCTAGTACCACGTACTGTAAGTACAGCATACTGTGTATCTGAACCTTTATTAACATCTTGTATTACTGGATAACTAATACTTTCTACCACACCACGTATAATTTCTGATGGGTCAAATATTTCTAGTGTAACAGAGTTACCTTCTTTATTACGTAATTCAGAATACAATTCTTCACCTAAACCTTTTACAGTTACAGGTTTTCTAAATGGTCTTTCTACTCTATCACTAATATTTATAGGTACTTGCACAACTACTAATTCAGGTCTAGCTAATGCACGAAACTGTACAGACTTTACTTGAGGTGTTGCATTGTTTGCACCTGTTTTATTTAAAATTACTTTACCAATAATGTATCTTGATACTTCAGATATTTGTTTTTCTTGGTCTCCAGTACCACCAGTCTGTGTTAATGCATTTACAAAACTACTATCATTAGGATTATCTAATGCTTCAAACTTTGTACTGAACTCTAACTCTACAGAGGTATCTGTAGGCATAGTAAACGTAGATATTTCAGCACCTACAAACTGTTTACTTTCTGCTGTAAAGAAATCTGCTGCAGATAATATAATATAACCTGTAGTTTCATATGTAGATGTTTCTTTATATACATCAGAACCTGATACAACTATCATAAACTTGCCATTACTTTGCGTTATTCCTTGTACATAACTATTGCCATTTGTCTGTAAATCTCTAGCCAAACCACCTGTTGGTAAGTAATATCGCCACAAATTTACTTCATTAGTTGCTTCTTTAACACCCATATATACACTATCACGGCTTACAAACATAGCGTGTGGTGTAGTATCTATGCTATCTACTACCCATTCTTTTACTAATTGTCTATTAGCTAGTACATACAAATTATCTAAAGCTACTAATTCTGCTTTGTATAAACGTCCTACGTCTCTAGCAATTTCTTTAGTACCAAAAAATATTATTCCTTCAGACGCTGCAATAGAATGCACTTCTTCAAAAGGTATTTTTGTTTGTCCTTGATTTACAAATGTACCACTTACAAGTTTAAAAGAATATATATTGCCATCAGTGCTTGCTGCTAACACTGCAGCACCACCATCTATAACTCCTGATATTTCGTGTGTAGGTTCTACTTCTATAATTGCATCAGCATTTTGCAAATCAGAAGCACTCCAAGTTTTATTAAATGGACTTATATCCCAAACATGTTCTGCTGTATCATCATTACCTGATATAAATAAAGTATTTTTAACAAACCATATACCAGTTAATCCACCTGAACTTGATTGAGCAGTAGTTTCTGTAGACCATGTAGTACCATCAAATTTTATTAACTGTGAACCACTTGTACCATTTGTAGTTGTTGCATATAATCCATTACCAAAAGCAACTATACCTGTAAAGTTATGTGTTGCTCCGTTAGTACCTGCATCTATTGGTGACCAACTTGTACCATCATATACATGTATAGTTGTTCCATCAGTTACATATACATTACCATTTGTAGTTTGTGCTAAATAATTATTTGTATTAGCAAAAGATAAACTTTGTCCAGTTGTTGTAAATAATAAATGTATATGATATGAGGTTTCATCATCACCATGAAATACATCTACACCTTTACTATCCCAAAATCTATTAACATCATCAGGTTTACCATTTACTCTATGTGCAGTGTCTAGTCCTTGACCTGCAGAAAAATTGTTTCTTGAATATATACGACCTAAGTTAGATGTAAAGTCTTCAGGATTTTGTTTAACATTTACTTGTTGTCCTGCTCTAACATCAGAAGATTGTATAACCATTTGTCTTTCAGGACCAATAGCACTTCTTAAAAATATATCATCTAGTTTTATATCGTACCCATATCTTTTAGGATTTGATATGTTGGAAGTATTAGCAATCCTAGGCATTATGTACTCGGATAAGTAATACTATTAAATGATACTGGTTCAGGAAATCTTGCTCGTAAATCTTTTCTAGCTTGTTGTATTAATAATTGTTGATACTGTAATAAAGCATTTCTTATTGTATTACTACTTCCAATAGGTACATTAGATACATTTAATTGTTCACTTATATAAGATGCATCTATACTTGCTATGTCTTTACCTGCAACTAATTGTGCAGCTACACCTGCCATAACAATAGGTTCATATTCATTTTCTAATCCTATAGAAGCTAAAGTAGTGCTTTCATCTGTTATAGTTACAAATTTCTTTTTAAAAGTAACATAAATAGTTTTACCTGCTGTAATGCCAAATGATTGCATAGCATGAACTACAGAAGGACCACTTGAATATGTAACTGTTTGACTAACACCTGCGTCATCTGTGTATGTAAATGGGTTAGGCAAATCTACAAGTTCAACTGATACTCCTCTAAATTGTGATATTGTACTATCTTGTCCACTGTCAAAGTTTGTATATTGTGATATAGCTTTTATTGGGGCAACTAAATAATTATCATTAGCACCATCTAAAACATTTATACCTGTC